AAGTTCGGGTGGGAAACCAGATTTTGTGATCTATCAGAAGATCAGGTTCATACAATCATATTCGGATTACAAGAGGCAATAAAACTATCAGCGGAGATTGACATTGGGAAGCTCGAAGAAAATTACTTTAAGTCAACGGGCGCTTGGCCCCATACAAGCATCCCATTCTGATCCAGTAATTGAGGCAATAGCAGAAGCCGTAGATCAAGGAATTGTTCGGGTTAATGAGCGAAGAGAACGGCGGAAGTACCTGGGAGCGTCAAGTATTGGCGATGAGTGCAGCCGTAAGATACAGTATCGCTACCTAAATTATCCTCAAGATGAGAACTCTGGCTTTAGCGCACAGACTTTACGCATCTTTGAGTTCGGTCATGGAATTGAAGACTATGCAGCCAAATGGATAAAGGATGCAGGTTTTGATCTTAGGACAGAAGATAAGATGGGAGAACAGTTCGGGTTTTCAATCGCTGATGGTGAGATCAGAGGTCACATAGATGGTGTGATCTGTGACGGTTCTGTTGACATGTGTTATCCCTCATTATGGGAAAACAAGTCAGCAAAAGACAACAAATGGAAAGCTTTTCAACGTATGGGCGTGGCGAAAGCAAACCCGACATATGCAACGCAGATCGCTCTGTATCAGGCTTACATGGAGCTAACGGAATGTCCTGCATTGTTCACAGTCGTAAACAAAAATACGTCTGAAATATACTATGAGTTGGTTCCTTTTGATAAGGACTTGGCACAAGCAGCAAGTGATAAGGCAGTAAATATCTTGACTGCATCGAAAGCAGGTGACATTCTACCTCGCATAGCTCAAAGCAAAGATTTTTATCTTTGTAAGTTCTGTGAGTTTAGGGAGACTTGTTGGAAAGGTGAATAAAATTAGGGGTCAGCACCGTGTCAATGCTAACCCCTTGAAGTGGTAAATACGAGTATGAGGACAATATAATGTCATTGAGAGTAGTTGGCAATACAATATATGGTGGTAGTCAAAAAGATTTAGTTGCTGAGATTACGGAGAAAGTTCCGTCATATGTACAAATTGAAGCATTAAAGAACGCCTACCCAAACGGAAGAGTTGTTCGGAATGAGTTCTATCTTGGCTCATTGGCGGGTGAAGCGGGGCAATCTCTTAAAATAAACATTGATCCATCAAGTCCAAACTTCATGCGCGGCATGGATTTCAACAGTGGTGATGGGATCGGGGGTATATCCAAGATATTAATGGAGGCTTACGGGTGGAAAATCACGGATGTAGCCGAACATTTTGCTACATTCTTGGATCGACTCCAGGCAGAAGCGCCGATGAACCCAATTAACCCGAACAAGTTTGATGACAGCCAGGGAGAACAACCCGAACAAGTTAAGCAAAGACGGGTCATTGATAGTAATACACCGCACGATGGCGAATATTTCTACCTATCAACTGATGGAGAAGTCCTTGTAACAGTACGAAGATACATAGAAAGAGATGCTGCGGGTGAAATTGTTCGGGATACGGATGGCAACGCGAAGAAGGAGTTTCGCCAGTTTCCACGTTTACCTGAAACCAGACCGCTTTATAATCTCCCTGACATTGCTCAATCAGATCGCGTGATATGGGTTGAGGGTGAAAAGTGTGCGGATGAGTTAACGAAGCAAGGCTATACGGCTACTTGTACTATCGGTGGTGCAGGGATGTTATCTCGTAATACAAAAGACAAGTTTGATTTCTCTCCATTGCAAGGCAAAGAACTAATAATCTGGCCTGACAATGACGATGCAGGACGAAAACTATCCAGAATAGTCCAAGAGTTAGCACAGAATGCAGGTGCCAAATCAATCACTATGCTTGTGCCACCGAAGGGTAAGCCTAAAAAGTGGGATGCTGCTGACGCGATTGAAGAGGGTTTTGACATCTCAAGCTTTCTCAATGCGCCTGTGCATAAGGTAAAAAAGGCATTATCTCTCAAAAACCAGAACTTGCTTATTACTCAACAGTTTATTGGGGTAGCTCCAGAACAGAAGTTCCTGATTGGAGATACGATACCGCTTGGAGTGCCAGTGGTTTTTGCAGCCGCAGGGGATAGCGGTAAGGGTATGATGACGCTTGATCTAGCAATGAAGGTGGCATCAGGCGATGGTATGCAAAATTCTTTTGGTGGTTTGGTTGCCAATCACGGTACATCAATTGTTTTATCAGCGGAAGATGACAAGGACGAGATCCACAGGAGGATTAGTAGACTTGATCCCCTGAACAAACGTTCGGGTTATGCGCATGATTGTATCATTGTGCCGCTGCCAAATGAGGGCGGTGTGTTTCCAATTATGATGAAAGTAGACAATACATACGCAACTTCTCCAGAGTTTGAAAAGATCTACGAAGAAATGTTAGAGATAGAAGACCTAGCATTGATCGTTATTGATCCAATGGCATCATTTGTACACGCGGATGTAAACGCTGATCCCGCTGCTGGTGCGGCATTCATGGGTTTGTTGGCTCAAATATCTACAGAAACAGGCGCAACAGTCATGGTAAACCACCATATGGCGAAGGTAAGCGATAATGATTTCATTGATTCGCCAGAGAAGGCTCGTAATAAAATCAGAGGTACTTCTGCGATTGTGGACGGTGTAAGATGTGCGTTCTCTGTATGGCAAGTGGATGAGCCTACGGCTAAGTCACGTTGTAAGGACTTACAAGTGCCATACACAAGAAACGCTGTATTTGACGGTGCGGTGGTAAAAGCAAACGGCCCTGCAAATCGAGAGATAAGACACTTTATCCGTAATCCAGATACTGGTCTATTAGAAGATAAGAGTATAGAGATACGAAATTTTGCCATGTCTCAAACCGTCCGAGAAAGAATAGAATATGTCTTTAACTTTATTAGGGATCGTGAGTTATCAGGTATCCCTATAACCAAAGGTGGTGCGCATGATGGTATTTATGAAGCCATAAGAACAGCGCCAAATGATGATATCAATGCAGGCAACCTTAGAAATATAGGAGAAAGCACAATTAAAAAGGCAGTAACATTACTACAAAACGATGGGCGTATTGACCAATTTAAACGAAGCAGAAGTGGCCCTCGTAAGTGGCTTGGTGTTGTTGGAGGGCAGTTAAATCAAGAAGAAGATATACTTGACTAGTACGGGATGTTATGCTAACTTTAGCAATTATTCTAGAAAAAGGAGAAATAAATGATTACAGTATTTGAAGATAGACAACCAACGCTTGAAGAAGCGCAAAAGATTGTCGGGGGTTATGTGGAGATGGTACGTTCTCCATCAGAACCCGATTGGCAAATCTTGGTAAACGAAGAAGGGCTGCTCGATGACTTGCCGTTCAACAAAGAAGCCACAGAATTATGCGGGACAGGCATTGTCGGTCATGCAATTATTCTGAAAGGGGATGCTTTGTGGACGTAGAGATACAAGCAATAATAAAGCAGCTTAAAAGAAAAGCCCATGTTTTAATCCTCGATCAGGATAACGTGGGCTTTTTTAGTGGAAAACAACAAGGTGAAGAAATGTTCGCCTTATTAGAAATGTTGGAAAGAGCATTGGAAAAGAAAAATGCTTAGACATGTTGATTTATGTTCGGGTATCGGTGGTTTTGCACTAGGTTTTCAGTGGGCAGAGCTAAGTAAACCAGTATTGTTTTGTGATATAGAACCCTGGAGCCGAAAGATATTAAAAAAACATTGGCCTGATGTGCCAATTGCAGAAGATGTAAAGGAGTTAGCAAATGACCCAAATGGACTTATTCCAGAATGCGACATCCTCACAGCAGGATATCCCTGTCAGCCTTTCAGTGTTGCCGGGCAGCGCAGAGGCACAGAAGATGACAGACACATCTGGCCTTTCATTTTTACCATTATTAAAGCAAAGCGACCCTCTTTTTGCGTTTTCGAAAATGTTTTTGGGCATGTCTCTATGGGCCTCGACCAAGTGTTATCTGACTTGGAAGGGGAAAGCTACGCAACAAGGCCGTTCGTTGTTCCAGCTTGTGCCACGGACGCACCTCACCGAAGAGACAGACTCTGGATCATCTGTAGAAATGTGGGCGACACCAAACACAATGGATCATCTACCACAAAGGTCACAGGAAGCACTGGAGAAACAAGCGAACACAACACGCAAGGGCAGAGCAAGACCGAGCAATCTGAGGGAGCAAGTCAATCCAGAGACAGTGGAGGCTTGGGAGAAAGCACAAGAGCCGAACATGTGGGCAACTCCAAGAGCAAGCGACATGAAAGAAGGACGGACGCTGAACGAGAAGGGCCAGAGAATAAGCAAGAGCAGCGACTTGGTGTTCGGGGCAAACCTAGCGGATCAAGTGAAGATGTGGCCTACTCCCAGAGCATGCACAGAGATGTCAGCGGAGAACATACACAACAGAGCAAAGGACAAGTTTCCGAACTTGGAGAGCGAAGTAGCGAGATCAATGTGGCCTACACCGACAGCGAGAGATCACAAGGACAGTGGCGAGAACATGAACCTATATCGAGACAGGAGACAGGACACGCAGCTAGCTATAGTGACAAAGAGATTAGAGCCAGAAAAAACTGGCAGCCTGAACCCAGAGTGGGTCGAGTGGCTCATGGGGTATCCAATCGGGTGGACCGCCTTAGAGGATTAGGCAACGCAATCGTACCCCAGATTTCAATGCGTATCGGGCTAACGATAAAAGAAACAATGTAAGGTGTTCGTGGGACAAAGAAGTAAACCCGCCTCAATGTCCCCAATGTATATTATAGATATTTGTTCGGGTTATCAACCAGGGGACAAAAAAAAGCGGGGAAAATCCCCGCTAATTCTTTTCTTTTTCTTTCTTAATTTGTTCGGCTTTTTGCTCCCAAGGAGCCTTCGCCAGAGTAACATTTGTTTTTTTAAAGTTGGCTATCTTACGTCTGTAACCTAGCCATTCTTTTTGTTTTTTGCTCCACCGCTCATTAGTTCTATCTTTCATGGGCGTGGCATTGGTTTAACAAGTTCGTTAGATGCAAACTTTGTGCCTTTGCAATAGATATGCACATCGTCTTGGTTCGGTATCATAATATTATACATTGCTCTTTTGTTATGACTACAAGCATCATAACTTGGAAACAAAATATTATGCGTAACTTGTTCGCCTTGCACGAAATAAGTCAGCACCATAAAGGTAAAGTATTTAATCATCTATTTATCCATTCCTAATTTATCCATCCAGTTTTGCATGGTTTGGTAATTTGCAAAGCCAAGCAACTTAGCAGCCTCAACAAATGTTTTGGTCTTGGTTAAAGCCCTCTCAATGTAATAACGCTTAACTCTGTCAAGCGCAGCGTTCATGTCGAAATCATCGGGATCATCAACAAAAGAACCGTCAGGCATATCACCATCGGGATTAAGTTCACGGTGTTCATCATTTACGCTAATGTTGTACCTGATTTCTTCCATAAACTCTTGTAGATCGGTTTGGGTCTTGATACCACCCAACCGCTCAAGTGTGTAATGCATGCACATTGTATCGTCTGCAATAGACATTACTCTGTCCTCCATACTCTATGACCATCAGGCGTTTTTCTCTGTTTAGCTTTCATATTGTTACGGAAAAAAGAAGCACGAAAATTTCTCGCTTCATCATGCGTTGGAAAAAGCATACTATCTCCAACTTCCATTCCCTGCATTAACTCTGCCCAATGGCCTCTTACTGGCACTTTCACATTTTTTTCTATTTTATAAAATTCACTCATCTTCACACTCCTCTTTTCCACTACCCCTACATTCGGGGCATTCAATTTTACCAACGTCTAAGTAACCAACGTCACGGTCAAAGTTGTGAAGTCGGGGAACTTCAACTTCAATCGTTCCCCAACCATCGCATTCTTTACAGAACTCAGACATCACTTCACATCCTCAATAAAAGCAAAGCCACCGCCATTGCCCTCTTCATCCTGAGAGAGAACAAGATTAAATTTGTCAGTTCCCTTTTGCATGGTGAAGGTGGGCCAGTAGGCATCGGGGTCAAACTCATCTTTGACCATGTTGAAGTCTACAATCTTTGCACCCTTCAACGGCTTGTAAAACTTGTTGTAAGCCTTAATTGAATCTTTATTAATCATGTCAGCCTCCCTACCAACTTGCCCGATAGGTGACGCTGTTCCAAAAGGTGGATTCTACCCACTTGGCAGCTTTGTCAAATACCTTGGCGTGTTTCTCGCCTTCGGATTTTAATTCATCCCACCACTCGTCATCACCAAAGAAGCATCCATGACAATCATCATTTTTTGGTAGTTTGTTGTTACGCAATGCCTTTGCAATCTTGCGCAACTCACCTGCACTAAGATCAATTTTCTGGCACTCATCAACACCATTGGCAAACTCATTTACAATGTAAACGTGCAACGGTGCGAACTTGCGCCACGTTCCTAAGTCAAGAACATGTGTCTCAACATCGAACCCATCAACAACAGGTCGTTTGACTTTCAACACATTACCGTCTTTATCGTGCTTCGTATCGTCAAATGTTGTGATGAACTTGTCACCTCTTAAATACATATCTAAGCCCATGATTTTATTCCTTTCAATTATGCTAGATGTACCAAAAAATAAACTAATTTATATATATGTCAAGAAAAAAATAAATAGATTTATAAATAAAAAAAACCCCTCAGATAGGAGACTGAGGGGCATCTAGTTGTGAGGCAGAAAGGCAGACCAATGTCTTTCCGCTAGCTTAATTTCCAAACCCTAATAAGGAAATTGTCACGTTCAATTACTATAAAATACTAAAGATAGCAACGCAAGAAAAAAGTCGGGATCGGGGACAAAAAAATAACCCGACAAATTGTTCGGGTTTGATCCCGGCTGCACGTTGGTCACAATCTTGGCTCTGTTCCCGAAATGATTTAAATAAAAAAACCCCCGACTAATCGGGGGCTTTAATTACCAAAGTTGGTGATCTTGCCATGTCCATTTGGACGGTTGAAGCGTTGATGCTTCGGCAAAAACCACGATATCATTGTCGGGGTCAATATCTCCCCACATTCTTTTATCGTGCCACTTGTGAACAAAGTCGGGGTGACCCCAGACCTTAACGGCGGCACTATGTTGGGCGTCAGTTCTGAACCCAACAAAATGCACATGTTTCATTTCCTTCTCCTTTTACCACCATTGGAGCACAACCCCTACAATCCAGAGCATCACGGCAATAAATGTAATTGCCGCAATGATCCAATCTTGCCAATCAATCATGCTGTCACCTTCGCCTCATTGAAAGATGCGTCCTCTCTTGCCGCTCTCAAATACCAATCATCAAGACCGAAATCTTTGTAGCCGCTCTCAATCATGTCATAATAGCCGCTTGACGGATGCCGTAGGTTGCCTTTGTTGCCGTTCATGTCGTAGATAATCCAATTACCGTTGATCTTGCGTCTACCGTATAAAGTCGGGTAGCCCTCAAGCCTATCCAACGCAATCAAACATTCGTTGGTAATCTCCCACAATACCACAGGAAGCACACAATCGGGATCGTAGCGAAAGTCAGCCACGCCCCGAAAGATAAGTCGGTGGTTGGGCAGATAAAATCCGCCCATTGGTTTTGCTTTCGGACACCTCACCGCCATAGCATCGCGGCTAGTGTTCATTCCATATGCTAGATAATACATTATGCCGCCACCTCTTTTAGATGTTCCTTGATCTCATCATCAATCAAATCAAGTGCATCAGAAATTAATAAATCTGTGTAGGTCGCAAGTAAGTCAGCACCTAACGGATTAGGTAAGGAACGAATATGTTGTGCCACGATTGTCTTAGCATAACCTACTGAACAGTCAGCATCGTGAGCGGTAAAACGTGCGTACTCATGGATGACCCAACCACGGATAGCGGTTTCCAATTTGATGCCTAGTCCATGCTCCATTAGTTGACCGCGTAAATACGCACGACTAGCGCGGTAGTGATCTTCGCCTAAATATGAACCATCCAACCAAGCGCGGAAGAACCTTCTTGATACATGGTTGCTATCGAAAATGTCGCCTTCTAGATCCCGGACGATGCGAGTTTTTTTATCTGTGTATCCCATTTGGATAATTCCTTTCTCTAAGATAATTCAAACAATATACTAAAAATTGGTATAGTCAAGAAAAAATATAAAATAATTTATAAAAACACCCTCATTGATTTTAAAGGATAATTTACGTCAAAAAAATCTACGTCAAAAGTTGACGTAAGTAACGTAACGTAGAATATGTAATAATATCAATTGTTTATCGGTTTACGTCATCTACGTTAAAAAGTTAATTTGACGTAAATAATGTAATAAAATCAATACGTTATTTTACGTCACCTACGTCACCCCCCTTATAGGGGGGGTTATATACCAAAACCCCCCTGACGTAATTTTAATGCTGGCCCCGACTGGCCCTGACCAATCCAGCACCCACTTGACCGCAGCAGCGTATAACGATAAATTGTTCGGGATAACACCGGGGAGCAGCATGCCGAAAGTCGGGGAACAGATAGCCAAGGGAGAAAAGAGACTTACGCCACCGCAGCAGAAGTTTCTCGATAACTACATCCACAAGGACATGACACAGACCGCAGCAGCTAGAGATGCTGGGTACAAAAACCCGAACGTTTCCGCTGTGCAACTTCTTAATCACCCACGGGTCAAGGAACGCATGGAGGAGATGCGCCTAGAGCTTGAAGCCAAGTACGGAGTGTCAGTCACCAAATCTGTTCGGGATATGCAACGCCTTCGAGATGAAGCATGGCAAGTTGGTAATTACGGAGCAGCCATCAAAGCCGAGGAACTCAGGTTGAAGGTAACTGGCCTTATGGTCGCCCGTAGCCATGTAACGCACGAACATGTGGACAATCTCAGCCGTGAACAAATCATAGAGCAACTACAAGATTTCATGGATCGTGCTAAAAATCGCATGGTTGATGTCACGCCAGCACAAAACCCCACAGAACCCGAACATATTCCTATAACGGAATATAACCAAGAGCCAGCAGAGTAACGGGAACGCTTGGCGGGGGCGGTCATCCGCCCTGTAGCCCCGTTTTTTTGGCGGAGGAGTGCGTACAGGAGGAGCTTCGGGGTCGATAAGCCGAAAAATTGTTCGGGTTACTGCCGAGGCGCTGAGGGATTCCCAGAACTAACATCGATTTTTGGCTGCGCACCGGGTCGAGTCGGGATTCGGGGTCGATCTTCGGGATAACCCGAGTAATTGTTCGGGTTACTGCGCCTTCAACCCGGTATATATTAATTAAATGGTCGATTTTATCGAGAGTCAACCCGGTGCAGGCCCTGCCAGCAGCAGCTCGACCGGGGTGAAACCCGAGCATTTGTTCGGGTTATCGGGCTGTCGACCCGGTATTTTGTCGATTTTTACCCGGTATCGACCCCCGCAGCCCCAGCACTGACCCGGTAAAAATTAAAATTTTTTTTGTCGACCCGGTAATAACCCGAACAATTGTTCGCTTTCGGCCCGGGGCCTGCTCGGTATCGATCGGGATGTCGGGATGTCGGGATCGGGATATCGGGATCGGGATGTCGGGGTCGGGGTCGGGATATATGTATATATATCCTTATTTATATATATTTTACACCCGGCTGCAGCCCGGTCAGGACCAGAAAAACCCGAACAATTTTGATTTTAGCTGGTAAGCAGCCAACAAAATAAACCGAATATTTTTACTATTTCCTAGTGTTTTCTAGTGTTTTTTGCTTGCGATAATATAAAAAATTTTATACTCTATATATATAAACAAAAAAAGAAAGTGAGAAAATTATGATTATAGACCATTCATTACCAACTTGTGATTTATGCGGCAAAAGAATGCATGAACGCTCAATTGCTTATCAATGCGGCTTTGCTTTATGCCAAGCTTGTCATGGTAAGTACGATGACCAAGAACTAAAAGAAAAAAAAGAAAGTGAGATTATGAAAAATATCAGACCATTATCAAAAGTATCAATCATTCTTCAAATGATCAGTAGACCTAACGGTGCCTCTATATCTGAAATGATGGAAGAAACTATTTCTAGTTCAATGCGAATTAGGGCAACAATATCTGAACTTAGAATGAGAGGCATTAGAATTATTACTAAAAATGCTAATGAACTAATGGATCATTACCAAAGTCTTTATAATTGTACCGCTGATGAAATTGAACATAGCAAAGAATATAAGGACGCTAATTCAGAACGCATCCTTTCAACTATTTACGTTAGAAAGGACATATAAAATGCCAAACCTAAACAATACAACAGCATTAACATCAATTCTAACATATGGAATAGAAATAGAGACATGCCGCAATTCAGTTAGCACTGTAAAAAGCGCATTACATAATAATGGCATAAAGGGATGCCAAGTAAAACCTGATGGCACACCTAGCGTTGACGCTGAAATAGTATTGCCACCAATAGCACTATGCCAAATAGGTAAAGAATATCTTGAAAGTGTTTGTGCTGTATTGAGCAACGCGGATTGCCGCATCAATACATCGTGTGGATTACATGTACATGTTAGCAACGCGCCAATAGCTGACACGACACACGCGGCAAGATTTACAGGCGATAGCATCTTGCATACTGAAAGAAACGGCAATTTCCTATCAGAGCATGGCGAACCTTTTGATTTCCCAATAGTTAAAGATTTATTTTTTCGTTGGGAACGACAGCAAGATATAATCAATACTATGTTCCCACGTTCAAGAACCAACAATAGATATTGCCAACCATTAAACGCCACCAAAATTGACAATGCTGTAAACATCCAACAATTAAATCATGGCAAGTTTTACGCTGTTAACTTAGACACATGGCGTCGCGGTACTATTGAGTTTCGCCAACATAGTGGCACTATTGAAGCAAACAAAATTTGGAATTGGTTAATGTTCTTAGACAATTTCGTTTGTTGGACTATTGAGCACAGATTTGAGCATGGCGAAACGTCCACAACTATTGAAACGCCAACCGCGCCATTTAGAAATGGATCTCGCGTTGGCGTTCAATATAATATGATGAGATCAGATAATGGCGCGACTACACGCGATATTATTGACGCGACAGGATGTAGTGAACAACGTGTAAGAGCGGCTGTATCTGAGATTAGAAACCGCGTTGGTGACAATGCTGTTGTTACCCATACGCAACAATCCAATGGTGCAAGGTATGGCGATGGAACAGACCTTACACGTTATCAAGTTTTACAAACCATTGAGAGCGAGACCAACGGCATTACAATGCTTCCCGAAAATAGAATTGGTGCTCCGTCAATTTGGTCTGGATTAGATGACAGCGAATTTGAATGGTGGCAAGATAGGATATCCGCGCTGTCATAGGACAGCGCAACATCCAGAAATTAGAGCGGCAATGCCGCTCTTTTTTTTGTCTAAGGTACCCTAAGCAATTTGAACAATTGTTCGGGATATCGGGATGTATAGGGTATGCCCCCCCTTTTTGTGTTTGCGTCGGTCAGATCTTCTACACTAAGTTTTCCACCTACAATTACCCCCAGAAAACTTTTAGGTACCCTGCCGCCTTGACAGGTACCCTAGACAGTCCCATAATATGCTAAACATTAGCAATAAGGAGAGAAGGTTATGGCTGGTTTTGCATTTTTTAGCAAGAATTGTAGTAGTGCGGATTCTGTCTGCATTAATATAGATCAGATTTCGTATTTTACGGAGTTACCATTCGGCAAGGAGGGAGGCACTAGAATATATTTTACTTTTACTGATGGAGATGGTGATCCTTGTTATATTGATGTTATGGGCAATGTAAATGCGACTGAGTATCAAATTATGAAGGTTCATAAAAGGTTTGGTAATAATTTAAACTTAACGCGAGAACCAATTGATGCCTAGATATAAGTTAGATTATTGTGAGGTTCTTGAGTTTGAGGCGCAGACTGCGGGTGAGGTTGTGCCGTTTATTGCTGTGAGCCATATGATGGGTGGCGAGAGTGAGCCGAAGTTTATTCGTAGATTAGCGATTGAGATGTGCGAGTGGAACGGCAAGAATTATTGTTATTCTAATAGGCATAGGTTGGCAAAAAGCATGATGAGGAATGGATTGTTAGAGTGTGTTGATTAAATTTCGACTTGCTGTTAGGATGCCGATTAAGTTTGATAGGAGAATTTGCGCATGGTAGCAGTAAAAACTGGATTTTCTTCACCTTCTATGTCTGGAATGCCTGCTCCGATGCAGCCTATGGGCGGTTTACCTCCTATGATTCCGATGGGTGGTCCTGGTACTTTTCCTGCAGCGGCTCTTCCTGCGGGTCAAACGCCCGTTCCTGCTTCTGTTCCCCCCATGCCATTGGCGGGTTTCCCACCTCCTCCAGTGAAATCCCAGATGGCGCAACAGGGTTCAAATGCGCCGAGGCGTAGACGTTTTGGAGATTCATTAGAGGGTATGTTGGGGCGTAATATGTTTGCGCCGCAGCAACAGATGGTTGCGCCTGGGATGCCTATGATGAGAACGCCAATGCCGCGTCCTATGCAGATGGGTGGTATTGTTCAAGGTTTTGCGAATGGCGGCAATGCAAATCAGCAAGCTGCGGCGAGTATGATGTCTGCGGGTATTGGTAATGTTGGTGGTAAGGCGATTACTTCAGGTGCGCAAAGTATACAAGATAGTTTTGCCTCTTCTGCTGCTAAGAGAAGAAAAAGACGCAGAAAGAAACAAGCGAGGCTTGCGGCTGAGAGGGCTGCGGCGGAACAAGCGATTAGGGATGCGGAAGCGGCTGCATTAGCGGCATCACAAGCTGCACAGCAAAATAATCCTAATATTGCGGGTCCGATGGAGAGTGCTTTACAGAATTTTGGTGGCACGGCTTTTCAGAGTGCTGCGTCTAGTCCTGCTGCTCCACCCCCTCCTTCTACTACTGATATAACGCCAGAGGTTTTTGTACCAGAAGTTAATCCTGCATCAGGTTTTGCATCAAATTTAATGAACATAGAGAAACCTGATAGGATTATAGACAGGCAGATTAATCCTGAACAGTATTTAAACTTTGACGATGCTCCTGCTTTAACGCAGGGGATTATACCATCTGAGGTTGTTCCTGATAATCCTTTTACATATGATATAGGCGCGATTGGCCTTGGCGATAACCGTGATGATACTCAGGCTAATTTGGGTGCAGGAACTGATCCTAATTTATTTTATGATCCATCTTCAGGAACTGATTCAGCGATGGATAGTTTTGATAATCTCTTAAGTGATCGTAATGCAGGTATGGGTTTTAGATATACCAATCAAGCTGAACGTGATTTAAGAGATCTTGGTGAGATGGATACAACACCTCCTGTAAATACAACACTTCCTGATGATATTCAGATTGATATTGGTCCTGGGTTCTCAACGTCATCATTTGGTCAGGTAGATTTGGGTAGATTAGGTGATAGAGGTTTTACGCCTTCAGGAACTCAGATTGCGCCCGAGGCGGCAACGATTTTTGAAATGACGCCAGAAGAGCAAGCTATAGTTGGCGGTATGTCTGCTGTGCCTACTGCGGGATCAGCGGTTACGCCAGAAGAATTAAATATCATGTCAGGCATGTCTGCGGTTCCAGGTGCAGGACAAAAAATTACTCCACCGAAAGCGGGTACAGGCGTTGATCCTCAAGCGGATCAATACAGACCTTCAGTTAACGCTGCGGAAGCTGCCTTTTTACAAGAAGCTTTAGGTGAGTTTGAGTTTAACGATGCTGGTAAGTTAGTTGGTGCAAATCCAAATTTTCTTGAACAAGTTTTTGGCAAAATTATTAGAAATCTAACATTTAACATGTTTGATCCTAACGATCCTCAAAAGGGAGAGGATGCCAAGGCTATCTTAGATGCTTATCAAAAAACTGGTAAGTTTGTCTATGATGGCAAAGAAATGAGCCTTGAAGATTTAACAAATAGGTACAGCGGTAAAAAGGGTGATCCAGATTACAAAAACCTACAAGCAGGTCTTGAACCTGCTGTAATTGGTGTTGAAGGACCAGACGGAAAGACTGTTGGATTCACAGATGGCACAGGCTTTAGAAACATCATGGGCGATTATGACCCTGTATTTAGTGAGGACGGTCAAGTATTTTCAGGCGGTAGTGATACGCAAAACATTAAAACTGGTTCTACAGATGTATTTGGCGGTGGTGATACAAACGTCATCACAACTGGCGGCAGCGATGGTGGCGGTGACAGCGGTTCTGATACCACAGGAGATGTAGATTTAGGTCATACTGTTGATGAAGATGGCAATAAAATCTGTAACACTCCAGGTTATATTTATAATCCTGAAACAAAAATCTGTGAGCTTCCAAAAGAAGAAGAGGTTGATGGAACCCCAGGTTCAGGCATTGGCACTGGCACTTCAGGCGAGAGTTTTGAGGATGTTCTGAAGCGAGTTGTGGTAGCAGCACCAGATGTTGCGCCTATATCTGCAAATGTTCGACCCATGCAGGAAGGTGGCATGGCAGGATTAAATCGCGCTGCGGATAATTTCTTGCAGGCTCTCGCGGGGTAATTTATGAATGATCTTAGTGATTTTACTAAGTATCTGACCGATGAAGAGTTAGCGAAGGTCGCTCCCATGTTGGAGCGGCTTAAAACATTAGACGAAAGAACAGAGAAGCACGATAACTTTATGAGTTTCGTGAAGTTTGTTTGGCCTCAGTTTATTGAGGGTAGACATCATAAAATATACGCTGAGAAGCTACAGGCAGTAGCAGATGGCAAACTCAAGCGGTTGATTATTAACATGCCGCCACGACATACAAAGTCTGAGTTTGCGAGTTATTTATTTCCCACATGGCTTATGGGGAGAAAGCCAGATTTAAAGATTATTCAAGCAACGCACACAGCGGAGCTTGCTGTTGGTTTTGGTAGAAAGGTCAAGAACCTTATAGATAGCGAGGATTTTAGAGATGTCTTTCCTAATGTCAGTCTTGCGACAGACGCTAAAGCGTCTGGTCGATGGAGCACCAACAATGGTGGTGAATACTACGCTGTGGGTGTGGGCGGTGCTCTCGCGGGTCGCGGCGCGGATTTGGCGATTATTGACGATCCCGTTTCGGAACAGGATGCGTTAAGCGTTAGCGCATTAGATAATATTTACGAGTGGTATACTTCTGGCCCTAGACAGCGTTTGCAGCCTGGGGGCGCGATTATCATTGTGATGACGCGATGGAGCATTCGTGATTTGACCGCAAAGGTTTTGCAGAAGCAGAATGAAAAAGGCGCGGATCAATGGGAGGTTGTAGAGTTTCCTGCAATCATGCCATCTGGCGCATCTTTATGGCCTGAGTTCTGGTCTTTGGAAGAGCTAGAGGGCGTAAAGGCTTCTATTCCTGTGGGAAAATGGAACTCACAGTATATGCAGAACCCGACTGCTGAAGAGGGCGCGATTGTAAAGCGTGAGTGGTGGAACTTGTGGGAGAAGGAAGAGCCACCATATTGCAGCTATATTATTCAAAGTTATGACACGGCGTTTAGCAAAAGCGATAGGGCAGACTACTCTGCGATTACAACTTGGGGTGTGTTTCATCACGAGGATACAGGCGAGGATCATATTATTTTACTTGACGCTGTGCGCGGTAGATGGGAGTTTCCTGAGTT